GCTCCATCGTAAGATGGAGCTCAACCTGAGGCATTACCATAGGTTTGTTGATTACTTTCCCTGTCAAGGGAGACTATTCCGCAGACTTGTGGCAATTCCTGACATGGAGAAGTCCAGGACCATTGCGATCATGGACTACTGGTCTCAGACGGCTCTTAAGCCCCTGCACCAGTATCTTTTTGGGATTCTCCGTCGGATTCCTCAGGATGTGACATTTGATCAGTCACGCTTTCTAGAAATTGTCCGTGGTTGGGGCGAAGTCAAGTATCATTCTATTGACCTAACCAATGCCACTGACAGGTTCCCAGTATCGTATATTGGGGATGTTCTAGGAGGGGCATTTACGAAGGAATATGTCTCCGCTTGGACTGATATCATGGTTGGTTACCCTTTCGTCGTCTCTACTAAGAGAGTCGGAACAGGTAGTGAAGCTATCATTTCGGCATCCCGCCGAAAGGATGACATCACCAAACTAGAGATGGGGGAGTTTCTCTCTCATCTCGCGATTGAACAATCATGAAATCCAGATCCCCTTCAGGAAGTCGGTGTGGAAACAGATTCCTCTGTTCCTCTATACCTCCTCTCTCCAGGGGGCCGGACGGATCCCGAAGTACCAATTTACACTGGTGTTCGGTATTCAGTCGGTAATCCAATGGGTGCATACTCATCCTGGGCCTCGTTTGCGGTCGCCCACCATTTTGTGGTGTATGACTGTTGCCGAGAACTCGGGATTCCCTTCTCTTCCGCTAAGTATGTCCTCCTTGGTGATGACATTCTTATTGGGGATGAGGGTCTTGCTAGTGCCTACCGGTTTAGACTGAAAAGTCTAGGTGTGGAGATTTCTGCTCTGAAGACTCTGGAGTCTTTTACTACTCTAGAGTTTGCAAAGCGGTATGTCCACATGGGGGAGGAGGTTTCTCCTTTCCCTCTCTCCGTCATCTCATCTTCCTACAAGAGTGTTCCTCTTGTAGTGGCTGGGATTCTGGGAGAGGGAAAGAAGGGCCTTATTCCCTCATCAGGTGTGTCTGGTTCGGTCGGGGAACTCTTTCGGGCTCTTAGACACCGCGCGGCTGATTGTCGCCGTGCGGAGAATGAAGCTCGAAAGTGTGAATACTCTCACCGTTTCTCCCAAGGCTCTCTTGAAGCTAGGACCTATATCCTTCACCTCCTTACCCTTCTGGGGCAGGGGGGCTGGGGACATAGGGCTCCTAGGTTCGAGTCTGCCTTTCTGGGGGATGCCGTCATGATGTCTGATGAGACAGCTAACCTCATCATTGATCATGCCGTGGTGAAAATGTTCACAAGTTCCCTTGGTGGTCGTGGGCTTAATCTTGGGGTCCTCATGGAGGAACTCAAGACTGGACTCATGACTTGACCAGACCGATTCCGTGATGACGGCTTCGACCTTCTGTTCGCACTTCCCTTTCTAGGAGCTTATGCTCTTATCGAGGAACAGTACGTACAGGCGGTTCGCAACCATTCCCTTGTTCTTGAAGGTGGTGAGGGAGAGCTCATTAGGACTCTCTCTCTCCCCCTCCGAGACCAAGAGTTTGCCGTGCCTGTTCAGGCACTCCAAACTGTGGTTGCGGGGAAGTTCGCCGACATCGTGGTCCGCGCAGCTATGGAGCACTTTCATGCCAAGGCGATTGGCCTCGGGACATCTCTGTCTCGGGGTCCTCGTCCTGGTGTTCGAGTGTTCCTTCGCTTTGGAATTCCAAGGCGACCTAGGTAGCCCCAACACAATGCTTCCTTGTGTTGAGTTGGGTATTACCTGGTTGCCCTGGATTCCAGGGCGCGCGGGCCGAGGGTGCTACGGGAGGCACCCCGAGAGAAGTGGG